CACCGTAGAGTTTTAGCCACTCGTTGTGAGCGGCTAATCTCTCTGCTTTAGTAGTTTTTCTCATGCAAGTTGCTTGAGTTTACCAGAGTTCCAAGCTGTAGAAGCTGGTACACGAATAAACCGTTTGTTAGTTGCATTTTTATTAGGGTTAGGAATAGTGACCATAACTTTCTTACCTGCACGGTGTGCTTTAAGTTGATTAAGAATACGGTCAGGCGATGCCAAGTAGTCTTGACGAAGCTCTTTTAGAATAGAGCTATTCACAGTGCTGTGAATACCTTTTGAAGTTTGGCTTTTGCGTAGGCGTTTCTTTCCCATAGGTCTCTCCTTTTTGAATATATCTTAATATACAAAATAAAAGAGCTATAAGCAAGTTAATAGTTAATATGTTTAGTAGGATCTAAGGATTGTCGTTCAATCCAAGAAAGTATAAAAGCTCTTACAGAACTTATATTTGTAGTAAGATTAAACTTAGTTATTAATTTATTATATTCTTCTTCAAATATATAATAATCAGTATTTAAAAGATTTTCTATATTAACTACATAATTAGCTTGTTGAATATACATAGGATGATTACGATTAACAGTATCTATTTGAGATTTAATAAAATCTTCTTCAAATATAGTTGAATATCTTTTATTTAAAAAAATATTAGAGGCATAACAGTAAATATAGTTTTTTTGAGGACAAGTACCTTTACATATTATATCAATGTCTCTGAGAGCATCATAGAAAAATATCTTTGAACAGCCATCTTTAATAAATTTATTTACATAAGGTACAATCATGCGAAAAGAGTGGTGAGACATACCATGTGCTGATTGTAAATAATAACTATCAGGTAATCCCATATCAGGATTTTCTCTTCTTAATGTTATAGGATTATTAGGAAACTGAATAGGATCAGTAATATCAGGATCATCATGATTTAACCAATCAGTAGTCCAATATACTTCTTTATGAGATTGTAATATTCTGGTTAGAGCACCGCCTGCTCCTCCTTGAAAATATATAATACCTATTAACTTTTTACTCATTACTATCTTTTACTTGATATTGAGTATTCAGTTCGTAGTTCTATAAAACTACTTAAAAAATCTTTACCCTCAAATAGCTGTTCACAATTAGGGCATTCAATTATATCTAGCGGTACAACTTTTCCTGATTGTATCCATATCTCACTTGGAGTATTACAAATAGGACAGTTAGTCTTTGCTCTGTAGACAAACATTTTTTAATTTTTTCTCATAAGCAGATATAGAGTGATCTCTTGCTCCGTCAAAAGGTTCACCTTTTTGCCAAGCACGCATTATACCTCTAAACTGATCTTTGATTCTTTGCCAAGTAGTCATCTTACGAATATTACCATGATAATTTATATAACATAAATCACCACAATGTTTATACATCATAAGAGCGAGAGGAACTTTTGTAACAATATCATTATTATTTACAAAACGATAATGTTTAATTCCATCTTTTGCTAACTCTTTAACAAAATCTTTATTTCCTACTCTTGGCGATCCAAAAGTATAAAGTTCATGTGCATCTATTCTAGCAGCACATAAAGTAGCAAGTGCAGCACCGAGCGAGTGCCCGGTGCATACAACTTTTGTTGGTCCTTCTAAATTAATATCTTGAGTTTCAAGATAGTATTCAATATCTAAAAAGACTTTATCTAATGCTTCTACAAAACCATAGTGTACTAAACCTTTTTCTTTACTCGGTTTACGCCATGCTTTGAGATCTGCTAATACATCTGTTATTTGTGTAGGTTCAGTGCCTCGGAAACATATAACTAATTGATTGTCTTGTTGTGGAGGAATAATCATAACTTGAGTACCTCCTTTATCAATCCAATGAAAGTTATCATAACCCATCTGACTAAGTTTAATTTTAAGACCTTCTTTAGGTAGATATACCAGAGAAGAGAACCGTACCATTAAAGATGCATTTTCAAGCATTTACTTTTTCTTTTTCTTCATGATTGCTGCCTGCAATGCGGGTGGCAATTTCTTTTGGGCAGCAGATAGTTTTCCGCCTTTTGGCTTATCACCAGGTTTAGCTGGTTTATCCTTACCCTTCATCTTATCTTTTAAAAAAGCAGGCATTTTACCTTTAGCAGGTTTACCTTTAGCCATTTTTTTCATTGGTTTTTTCATTAGTTTTTATTCCATATCTGCCAAAGAATAGCTAAAGCAGCTAAGCCTACTAATCCTTGGTCGCTAAAATTTGATAGCAGTGTTAGGATATTTCCAGTTACTGCTACGTTAGGCCAAAATGGTATGTTCATACCACTAAATAGAATTTCAAGTACGATTCCTAACCCAATTAAGCTGACTCCTGCATGTGCAAGTCCTCCAGCCCAATCTTTAATTTTGTTTAATACTTCCATATTACTCTCCTTTTAGTCAGAATTTCGTTTAACTATCAAACTCAGTTAATGTTAGTGTACCATTACTGCCATCAACAGCAGTTATAATTGCTGGTGTAAGACCTGCTTCTGGTACATTAAAATATTCTACAGATCCTACAGGCATTAATAAGTTATTACGTGTAGCAGTACCGTCCATCGCTAAATGCACAGCATTTGTAATACATGCTACTCTAACTACCTTAGTAGTAGTAAGTATTGCGCTAACAGCAGTAGAATTATTATTTGTAGTAGTTTTTGATACAGAGTTTGCTAAGTTTAAATCAAAACAAGCAAATCCTCTTTCAAATAGTTTAGTCATTATTTTCTCCTCTTAGCCTTTGCTTTAGCAGTTTTACTAAGGTCTTTAAAATGAAATAAGTTTACAGAATTTTTACCCATTTTAGTTCCTGACATTAAAGTACCATCTGCATGTTTATGCATTTTACCTTTATACTCAGTACCATCTTTTTTATAGTGTGGGACGCCCTTCATTTGCTCTTTCCTTTTTTCTTTTTTGCAAAAGTTTTTACATTTGTAGGTTTTCCTCCTGGATTACCTGCAGCTCTTTTTCTTTTTACAGCACTACGAATCTCAGAAGCGCTCATTCTATTTGCTGTAGCGCGAGGAACACATTTAGGATATTTACCTTTTTTTGCAGTCTTCCTACCACAAGGTTGAAAGCTACCATTCTTTTTTGGAGCACCAATATTGACCCAATCGCCTTTAGATCCTTTGCCAAACCATGCTGTTAAGCCACCTTTAGGTTTAGCCATTATCTGTATCCGCCACCGCGAGATTTATAAGTTCTCACTAACCATCCATTAGCATAAGCTGAAGGATAAACAGCAAATTTACGTTTTGCTTCAGCTTTCACACTTGCATATAATTTTGGATTAGTAGGTTTTGCACCTTTTTTCTTAGCCGGTTTTTTAGCCATTTTTTCTCCTCTTAGCTGTTATCTTTTTTTGTTGGTTTATAAATTTTCTATAAACATTTGCTGCAGAAACTTTGCCCATTTCCCGTGCTCTTTGCTCCATAGCTATTGCTGCTTGCGTTTTATGCGCATGACTCTTGCTAGAAGCCTTAATTTTAGAGACAGAAGCCACAGCGTCTTTAACTTTAGCAAAGCCCAGATTTTTAATAGTACCTTTAGGATTTTCATCTGTATACAAATCAGAATGCTTCTTTGAGTTAGCCTTCTGTCCTTTCTTTCTAGGAATACGCGGAGCCATTAATAACTCCTTATAACTTTTCCTCTGAAGGGAGTTTTATCTGCACACCAATCTTCAGGATGCATATTTCTGGGTCGTTTGCCAGAAGGTTTATTTACCATTCTACCCATAGGAGTATAGAATACGCACCAATCTTGTTTTGGTTTTTTTCTAACCGAAGAACTTATAGTTTTCCATATCATATCACCTTCTGATGATTTTGTTAATTTTCTGACTGCCATGTTTACTCCATAAAAAAAATGAGGATACCTAAGTACCCTCATTATACGTTTTTAAAGATTTATGTCCAATCTAAATTTCGAGTGTTAAAGCTGAAAGCTCTGGAATATAGTCTTTTATATTTTTATTCCAAAGTTTATCTAAAGAATTATTATAGTTTATATAGTTATCATATAGTTTAGAATTATCTATATTATTAGATAAGGCAGCGTATAAATCTTTATTATAGAAATTTTTAGACTCATAATATTTTAGTATTTTATTTCTTTGATCCCTATTCAGTACTGAAATTTGTAAAAAATCTGGCTCAACTAAATAATTTAAATTAATTTTTATTCCCATTCTATCTGCATATTTATATATAGTAGGTAAATCATATACATTATAAATTTGTACAGTAACAGAAAAAAAGTTTATTAAATCTTTCATAGCTACTAAATTAGTATGAAATTTTTTAAAGTCAAATCCTTGTCGTATATACTCTCCTACTTTAAAACAACCATCAATACTTGCGTATATATCAAGATCTTTAAATTTAGACAGTTCTTGTATAAAATCTATACGTTTATATTTTGTTACAGATAAATTAGTAGTTATTACTAAAGATATATTATCATATAAATTATATTTATTAACTTGCTCTAAGAAATATAAAAATCCAGGACTTATAAAAGGTTCTCCACCAAGTAAGTTAACTAATAGTTTTTCTTTTTTGCACTGATCTATAATCCAATCAATACTGGCATAATCATCTTTATGTTTTATAAATTTGTGTTTTTTTCTATCATACCTATCTCCATATAAAATTTTAGTAGCAGGAATATCTGATCCCCACGCACTACTATCTACAGGATTACACATACGGCATTTAAAATTACATTTATTAGTTATAGCTAAAGAAACTCTCTGTAACTTACTACCTTTAGTAGTTTGTGACTGACGTACAGAAGTCATACCTGCTTTTTCAGTGTCCCAACAGTATCTACAAGACTCAGGTTTATTACCTTTTAAAAACTCTTTTTTCAAAGTTTTAAGTTCTTTAGATTTTAAATAATCTGTTACATCAGTACTGTTATATAACTCTGTATTTATACAGCAAGGACCAGTAGTATCATGAGCAATATAAACTTCTGTCCAAGGTAAAGGACAGAAGTTTTTCATATCTATTTTACTACTCATTTAATCCTAATACTAGATATTGTTTCTCCAGCAAATTCTTCTTCTTTCTTAATAAAGTCATAAAATCCTTTAACTGCTATCTCTTTATGCTTTGCCTCAATATCAAAATCTGCATATTGTAACATAGGAACATGAGCAGCCATCAATTCTTCATCCCAAAACTCTCCTACATGAGCATTAGGTTTCATCCAATGAGATTGATCTTCTGGCGCGAACGACTGAGACACGTGGAATAATGGGCGTAGACCTCTCCAACT